GTCCCGCAGCACTAAAGCCTTTACAATTATTACGTTGAAAGGCTTCAATGAAGTGTAAAAAGAACATTCTACACACGATAGTAAAATCAACAGGCGCAATCGTAAAAATGCGCGTCTTTCCAGCTTCGATTTTGGCTAACGGCCGTATCTCATCCTTCTTGCAATCTGTCCAAGCCTCAAAGGGACGAATCCCACGAGCATACTTATCCAGACGGTCGCACACGGCAGCTTCCATCTCACTAGTCATAGTAACATTTCCACATCCATCATTCTCCAACAACCAATGTTTTCCTTTTGCATCCTTTGGTTTTTTACATACCCATGGGTGCCCAGCACTAGTGTTCAAGTTTATAGCATTAGAGCCATCACCTGAACCACACAAAGTCCATTGCATTTCTACAACGTTATTCTGTGCTGGCCAATCCAATTCTGCATATGTATTAAAAACCTCACGGGCTGCAAATTTCAACAATCGGCGAGGAAATTGTTTAGTGGGCGTCCCATATTTATCGATCCCTTGTTGCAAGGGTGACATCCCGCTCAAGTTTCTAGGATCATTCTCCCTTAAACAAGCGGGTTCGCAAACATGGGCACGGACTTTATCAAAAATCAAACTTGGTGCAATAGCCGTTTTAGTTGGCTGGTGCACTTGATACTCTGATTTCACGACTCCATAATGAGTGAAATTACCATTAGGAAAAATTGAGGGAACCTCTTTACCTTGATCAAAAATCTCAGTAGGTGGTGGTTCAACACTCAATCCACGTGTAGTACAGAGTCGCACTAATTCATTAATAATCTCTTGCGTGACAACCATAGAATAACCAAGGGTTTTCGAACGGCTACCAGCAACATGCATTCCAATGATTTTGCCTTTAACACTAGGACAATGAACGACAAGCAAACTGCCGCAATCGCCTTCTCGTGTTGGACCATGAAAATTCCACCCAGTTCTTAGAGTGAAAAGTTGCGAAGCGTTGTTCTTATTGACATCGTAGAATAAATTCTGCATTTTATCAATAGGAGTAACCTTCGCTGACATGCCCCAAACACCATTCGTTTCAGCAACACCACTAAATCCAGGTGCTCGATGTAAGAGAGTACCTTCAGTAGTACCTATACGTCCAAGTTCTTTTTCTGTGATAAAATGAGCAGTCAACTTGCGTTGCATTGGGAAAACGGGGCCCATCTCATAAGCAGCTATATCTAACTGACCATTCTCATCATCGATGAGAACTAAACGAGATGGGTTGAACATGTCAGTCCATTTTGTCAGTCCATCAGACAAAGTAATTAACTGGTCTTTCTCCACTCCAACAAAGAAGTGAGCTGGCAGAATAATAATACGTCCACATAGAGAAGTAGCTCTCATTGTAAGCATAGTACCATTCTTTTCATGTCGGCTAATATCGAAAAGATTCCAGGGTAATCGCTGTGTCATCAGTTCCATGGCATTTTGGTCTGAACATCCTTCAGCCGCTATATCTAGCGGAATTGACTGAGAGATTGTTCTTCCTTCACTTATCACTTTACGCGCAGCATATTGTCGTTGTCCCACAGCGGGTCTATTCAAAAATTTTGTTTTATATGATCCAGAGGCAGCCATTTCAGGTTGCACATCCTTGCCAAACACAGCTTTCATCATTGCCTTCAATCCTAAGAAGACAGTAGCACCAACTCCAATGCCGCAAATAGCAGCAAGAAGAGGTCTCTGTTTGATATAATCAGCACATTTCGCTGCCCACCCAGAACACATAGACAAAATTTTTTCTAATTGTTTCTTAGCAGGTTCAAAAAATCTATTACATGAAGCAATAGATCGCTTTATCCGTATAAGAGCATCTTTATGGTCATCATCAGTCCATTGCACAACATGCTCTGGAATCCTGTTCTCATGTAAACTTTCGTCTGCATGATATACAGTACCAGAGTCATCACTTTCATCAAAGTCATCAAAATTGATAAATTCAGGCGCACCAGTTGTAACATCACCAAGATTTCCTTCAAGTACTCTTTTATTTCTAATGTGTCTCAAGATGTGAGGCACATGCTGACCAG